CTGGATCGGTGGGGTGGACGGTTGGGGCAGCAGTCCCATAGGTCTTGGTACACCGTCGGAAGTTTACGACTTCGACAGTGCTAACAGCCTAAGCACTAATCAGGATTTGTGGGTAGGTCAGTTAACAGCTAACTACACCTCTTACAACCAAAACCCCCTAGCACCGTCATCCTCAGCGATGGCGTTTCCTGCAAGCACTTGTGCTGTAGGGTTCAACGGTACAGGTGCGTGGGCCTTTGGTTGCACCGGCAATTTGGTGCCTATCAATACTCCTGATTACCACGCATATGCACTTAATCCGTCCGGTTCCTATCCAACTTGGGGTGCGAATGTCAGCGCTATAGACACAGCTCAGATGCTGAAGATTTGGTCACCGGGTTCCGCAATCCATGGTTCTCCAGGTCCATTTCCTCTTGGGGTTGTATACCCGATATACACTCCAGCACCCTTGCTGGGGAATGCACACTAAAGCAAAAGATGTACCGTGAATCACTTAACACGCCGAGCGTGTGAGAGGACAACATGAATGCTCCCGATGTGACTACACAGTCCGAAGCCTCATATCCGCAGAGCGTAGTTAGTGTTCAGGCGAAGAACGTAGGCGCCGGCCCCGATCCTGGTAAGGATGATGCTTCGAAGCGAGAGATCGAGCGCCTGCGTTCCAAGAGCGATTTGTATACCAAGTTCGCTCCCTCATGGGAGTTTTTTCTGAAAGCTTACGAGGGTGGCAGGGCGATGGCTGCTGTTGAGAATATCTTCCGCCACCCGCGCGAGCACCCGGATGACTTTCAAGAACGGGCCAAGCGTCTTTACTACCACAACTATTGCTACCCGTTGGTGGACTTCTTTACGACGTTCATTTACACGGAAACAATTCAGCGTAGTGGTGGTAAGAATGCGGATTGGTTCAACGACTTTATCAAGGATGTAAACCAGAAGGGCGACAGCATCTCTGACTTTATGATGATGGTCAGCGATGAATCCCAAATTTTTGGGATGACGTACGTTCTGGTGGATGCACCTCCGCGCGCAGCTCGCACGCTCACAAAAGGCGGCGCTGAAGTTGCGGTAGAGACATTGGCCGACGAGAAGGATGCGGGCATTAAACCCTATTGGGTTACGGTGCGACCTACGGAAGTGTATGACTGGGTGGTTGATTCGTTCGACCGCTTTATCTACCTAAAGCGTGTGGAGCACCAGACACGCATCCAAGGCGACATGTCGAAGCAGAAGATCGAGAAGTACACCGAGTGGACACCAAGTAGTATAGCGGTGTCTGAGGTTGATGTAACGATTCCTGAAGAGCCGGTTCTGCTTATTAGCAAGAAAATGCTTCCTAACGAACTCGGGATAGTGCCCTTCGATGTGTGCCGCTATAAGCGTAGCAAGACAGATAAGTACATGGGTTTGTCATTTTTGAATGACATTGCATGGATCAATCGCGAGGTGATGAACCTTACATCGCTTTTGCAGGAGTTCCTGTACCGCCAATGTTTCAATATTCTGGCAATGGAGGAAGACCCTAATGTACCTGAGATCGAGCAGATGCAAGGTGAGATCAGCACTGCTAACATATTCAAGTACGCGGCCGGAACCAAGGCTCCGACATACATCACACCACCGGTTGGCCCTGCGAAGTTCTTACAAGAAGAGCGCACAGCCAACATCATGTCGATGTACAAGATTGCGGCGCAGGATACCGTGAACGATTTGTTCAACGGTTCTAAGTCCAGTGGCTTCTCCAAGGCACAGTCGTTTCAGACTACAGTACCAAAGATCGCAACGCGCGCAGATTCTCTTCAGACGTGTGAGCATAGGCTTCTCGCGCTGACCTGTAAGTATCTCGGTAAGGATTGGGACGGAACTATCAAGTACAAGGATCATTACCAGATCACAAACCTGACCGACTCCTTGGCACAACTCTCCACAATGTTCAAGGATTTGCAGATACCTTCCAAGACATTTGCACAGGAACAAATGAAGCGGATGATCCATGAGTTCGACGGCAAGATGTCGTCCGAACAAATGAAGAAGGTGTACGAAGAGATCGACACCCTAGATTGGGATGCGTGGTTTGACGCGATGCAACTGGCCTTCATGGGCCGCGCTGCATTGGCTCCAGAAACCGGGCCTATTATCTCCGCTGAAGACAGCGGCGGTAAACCGGTTCTCCTTACATCCTCGCCTGTCAAGGGTAAGGACACACAAACCGCTGCATCTACTCCTTCGCGAGCACAATCCGGTTCCAAGGAAGTGCAGAAGGAATCTACAAAAGGTAACAAGTAAAAACGTAACACGGCGGGAGTGAGGGGACTACTTGTGCCCCTCACTCTGTTGTACGCATTAAAAGGGTAGTGGCGCTCCATCCTAAAGACTTGCCACGTACCTAATTTAAGGATGGAGAGAGGCACTACTTATGGCAGAACCAGCAGTTATACCCTCGGTTGACCCGGTCAAGATTGAGTTCAGCCCAGAGCAACAGGCGCATATTCAGAAGCTGTTTGATCAGCGCTTTGCCGCGATCTCTACGAAGAAAGAAGCTGAGCTGAAACCGCTGCAGGATGAGAATGCCGAGTTGAAAAAGCAGCTCGAAGAGGCACGTAAAACTACTCCGCATGTGGACCCTGTTATTACGAAAACTCCCGACGCGGAACGTGAACAAACACTGCAATTGCTTAAGAATGAGCAGCAACAGACATTGGCTGCAAAAACGGCCTTTGACCGTGAGAAAGAACGTGCGGATAGGATTGAATCTGTCAATGCCGAAATTCTGAAGAATCAGGCAATCCGTGATGCTGCTTCTCATCTAGAGAACGGCCTGGAGTTCCATGACCTCCCAATGGTTATTGAGCTGGTAAAGAACAGTATCTTCCTCGACAAAGATTCTGGTGCGTACATTGTGAAGGTTAACGGTATTGTAAAGCAGAACAGCGCTTTGATGCCTATGACTCTCACGGAGTACTTCATGGAGTACGCGGCAGCGCGGCCGTACTTAGTTAAGAGCCAGGTTAAGGGCGGGGCAGGTTCCAAGGAAAGTGGCACCGGTAGTGGACAGGGTGAAGTTGGGGTTATCCGTAGCAAAGCGGACCTCACAGTACCCGGAGACAGTCCCACCGCGCGGCAGGCAACCGCAGCTCGTAAGTCAGCTTACATTAGTAAGTTTGGTGTCGAAAAGTTTCTCGCTTTACCAGCGAGATAAATTGAATTCTCCCGGCGCGGGACAGCCCAAACGCCGGGTTTCCTTTCCCTATAGGAAAGGCTACTTGTTGTTAGGGCTGCTCGTTAGCGACGGGGAAGTATCGCGGATCGCTGTTATAGGCGAAGCAATAATAGCCTCGTTTTGGGGCAGGAGCTTTACGTTATGGCAATCGGAATCGAAACCAACTTCGTCATTTACAATCAACAGTTTTGGGGCGGCGTGATTGAGACGTTGCAACAGAACACTGAGGCATTCAACGCTGCCTCACAGAATGCTTTGCGGTTGGTTACGCGCAGCATCCTGGGCGACTATGAGCGTGAATCGTTCATGAAGTCGACCGCGTCGTTGATTTCTCACCGCAACATTCTGGCGTCCACGTCCGTTACGGACAATGCGCTGAGTGCGGGTGAACTGATTGGCGTCAAGATTAACCGACGCCTTGGTCCTATCACACAGAACCGCGACGCCTTCCGCAAGATTGGCGTTTCCCCTGAAGAGTTCAGCTTCATGCTGGGCCAACAGAGCGGACCTGCCATCGCCGTTGATTACATCAACCTGGCGGTGGGCGCTGTGTCCGGTGCGATCACTAACGTGGCCGCGCTGAAGTATGTCAACACAGGCAATACCCCGAACACCCTGAGCCACACCGCAATGGTACGTGGTCTGCAGCTGTTCGGTGATCGCGCTGCACGCATCGTTTGTTGGGTGATGCACAGCAAGAACTACTTCGACTTGATGGCGCAACAGATCGCCGACAAGCTGTACGAAGTTGCTGGTGCTACCGTGTATGCGGGAACCATCGCGACGTTCGGCAAGCCCGTCGTGGTCACTGACTCTGTCAACCTGTATGCCGTGGGGTCCAGCTCCACCACGTACTCGGTTCTCGGCTTGGTTGAGAATGCGGTTGAAGTGGCAGAGTCCGAAGAGCGGGACATCATCTCACAGCCGGTGACCGGCCTTGAGAACCTGTGCGACAGAATCCAGGGTGAATATGCGTTCAACCTGCGAATCAAGGGATGCGCTTACAACATGGGCGTTGGTGGTGTTAACCCCGTGGATAGCGTCACACTGACTGGTTCCAACTGGATTCAGTCCGTGGCAGACGTGAAAGAGATGCCTGGGATTGCTATCTCCACTTTCTAAGTGGTTGACACATTCTGGAGTTGTGCA